GTTGGACGGGTCCAGAAAAAGTAAAGAACTACATGGATGGTCTTGCAGCACCTCTTTTTGAGCAAGAAAGTATTCGTGCTTTGAAGAACAACCCAGACTACTTTAAGTCTACGACTGAAGAAAAGCAAAGAGTAGTTAAAGGTATTCAAGACAGAGTAAGAACTCAAGTGTTGGACCTTTTGGAGACTCAAGGGGCTCCCAAGACAATGGACTTTGCTCGGCTACTTGCTGGTAAAGATAAGGATAAAGTAAAAGACGTTATTGATAAACTTGGTTACGAGGGAGATATCGACTCTATCCTAGAGGAAGAGGACGCCTTCGACAAGCTTCAAAGGATCAAGTACTTTGTAGACAACTATGATGACATCTTTTATGGAGACCTTAAATAAAAAAAGGGGACACCCGAAGATGCCCCCTGTAGTACTACTCGTTACTTAATCGTCACTTAGAAAATAATCAGCCCATTCGTAGGCTTCTCTTTTAATGTCCTCTCGTCGCATTGGACCTTGACTTCTAGATAGTAGAGCACTCATCGCTTGCCCTGCTAAGTAAATTCTAGATGTCATAGGTTTCGGTTTGACGGGAGGACTTTTCTTTTTACGAAACTCCTTAGCTTCCTGTTCGAGACTCACGCTCTTGGACTCGCTCAAGGTTTTCGTAGTATCCTTTGTTGTACCCAAATTCCCAGTCCGTGTGGTCCTTGGTGCCTTCTTGGTAGGGATTTCCTTCAAGGATGTATCCTTTCTTTGTCTTGTTAAATTTAGGGGAGTAGAACGCTTTACGTCCTGCATGGAAAGGTTTCATTCTGTGTTCCTTACTTAACGTCTAACTCGTGAGTTCATTATTTCACAGTTACTGTCATCTAGTGACCACATCTTTAAGTCACTCCTATCTTTTACTATAATGTCTTCATAAGACATAAGCTTACAGGTGCTAGTGTACTCCATGATTGCATCCATGACATTACTTGAGTATCCATGTCTAGTAAGGTACCTGTCCACCATAATATAGCCTTCACCCATATAGGCCATAGCGTCTTCAAGAGTCTCCATAACGCTTACAGCCGGTGTGTAGGGTCGATGTAGAAGTATCTTACCGTCTATGCGAATATGACTTGAAGCCATAGCAGCGAACCCACAGGCACTGATGCACCGTTTGCCTTTAGGAATTACAACAGTAACGTCATCCTCTTTAGCAATACGGTTGCCTAGATGAAGACCAGCTATTGTACCTCCTCCCGGACCCCACATCTCAATGTACTTTACTCGGTACTTGTCCATGTAGTTACTAGCTGTGACTACCTGTGCTATGTTGGTAGGGCCTGTGACACGAAGTGTACTAGTCTCTGAGTCGTAGACAACTTTAGCCATTGCTGTTGTTGGAAGTAAAGTTACTAAGAGTACCTTAAGTATCTGGCGGAGCATTGTCTGATTCCTTTATCTGGTTAAGCATTCTGTCTGCATAGTATTTAATCTTTTTCAAATCATACTCAAGAGATATACCGTCTTTGTTACCTAGTCGATAAGCTGCTTTGAAAATGTTTCCTTGTGCAAAAGACATGTCCTTGTACTCGATAAGGTCGTTAAGTGTCTCACAACCTTTTGGGAAATCATAGTACTCCGATGGACCTCCATCACTAGCAATCTTTCCTGAGTCCAACTTTCTATACTCCTTTTGCATGTATTCCCAGTACCTCATCAAATTCCCTCATCGGTAAATACCTTAATCCACTCTTTACAGATATCGCTACGAACTACGTCATCAATAGTAAACTCAATGATAGGAATCGGTAGCATGTACTTCTTAGCGTAGTGTACCAACTTAGTCAACCCGTCAGCTTCCTTAAGGTCACTCTGTTGTACGTCACCATTAAGAACCAACTTAGAACCCTCACCGATACGAGTAACCAACATCTTAAGTTCTGGTAATGTAATGTTCTGTGCTTCGTCCACTACCACAAAGGTGTCTTCAAAGGATCGACCCCGCATAAGAGCTAAGGGAGCTACTTCAATGTTTTGATTCTTAAGTCCAGTCTCGACAACTCCTTTAGACAAGTGCTTCTCTAAGACATCAATGACAGGCAAAGCCCAAGGAGCGCATTTCTCCTCTAGTGTACCCGGAAGGTATCCAATGTCCTTTCCTACAGCCACATGAGGTCTTGTGATAACGATCTTGTGTATGTTCTTTAGGTGGTACTCATTGGCTGCAAAAGTTGCTACACAGTAGGTCTTACCAGTTCCTGCTGGACCAAAGACAATAACCTGATCTGAGGACTTGAGGGCATCTAAATAAAGTTGTTGGTTTTCATTACGAGGTACTAGCTCAATGGATTTCTTTTGTTCGTCATGCTTTGTCTTTTCTCGTCGTGTCCGTGGTTTCGGCCTTTGCTGTACCACAAGTTAACTCCTTCATTATTTCTTTACGTTGACGATCTGTATACGTAGTCCACATTCTTAACTGTTCTTGTGTTCTACCGCATCCAAGACAAACTCCTTCTTGTAGTTGACATTTCTTGACACAGGGGCTAACTATCTTTGTACGCTGACCTCGCTGCAAGTGCTGACTTAGCTCCTTCGTAGGTGTGTTTAAGGTAAGGGTTCAGGCTTTGAATACTCTTATGTCCAGTAACCTGCATTATTGATGTAGAGTCGATCTGTGCTTCTACCATTTCATTGATTGCTGTCTTTCTTAAGTAACTCAGTTGAAGCTCTGTAGGAAGCCCTGCAAGCTCTTTGACCTGCTTGAAGAGGGTGTGTAAGGGAGAACCGTAGAGCGGCCTGTAGGCGTTGTCTGAGGCTCTGTGATAGGGTACTACATACTCTTGAAAGTCCCACAGGCTTTTCTGTTCTTCTAACATACTAAGTAATGGTCCTTCGAGGGGTAGCTGTACAGTTGCTCCTCTTTTTGTTTGTTTGATTGTTACCTTTTTGTTTTCAAAGTCGATGTCACTCCATTTTAGGTGGCAAATATCCATTGTTCGTTGAGCCCACTCGTAGCACATAAGAATGATAAGACCTGTGCTACGGTACTTGAAGTCGTTGAAACAGACATCCAAAGCTTTCTTTACTTGATCTTTCGTCCATATAATAGACTTAGGTTCATGTGTCTTCTTCTTCACTCTGGTCATTGGGTTAAACTCTAGAAGTTCAATCGAGATACAGTAGTTCAACAAGACTGAAAAGAGTAGACTCAAATGATTAGCGTAACTGGCTCCTTTCTGTTCTAACCAAAGATCGTAGTAGTTTCGACACATAGTTGAAGTAAGTTTATTGAGACGTACATCACCGAGCTTAATCTGACCGTACGCACTCTCACAAACTTTCTTAAGGGTAGTCTCGTAACTAGTTTGACTACGGTTAGACAAAGACGAGAAAGAGCTAGACTGAAGGTAATGATTTACTATGTGTTTAATCTTTGAACTCGGACCCACACCACCTTCGACTAGCTCTCCCCGTCTGTAAGCCTCAACCTTTTCGATCAGTTTTGGTATTTCAAACCTAGCTGTTCTTCCATCTGAAAAGCTTTGAGACTTAACAACACCAGCCAACCGAGGTTCTTTTGGAGGAGTGAAGACCCACCTCTTCTGCCCACCCTTTGTTGTTTTTATGCTGGTGTATTTCATCTTATTGTACTGTTTTAAGTGTAGTTACTTCAGCCTCATTAGTCTCAATTTCAACCTCTTCCATAGCCCATTGGTAAAGTTCCTCTGCTTTTTCTTTAGACGATGCTTCACCAAGGATTGAAAGGATTGTCATTTTAATCTCAAAGGTATTCATTGTTGCTTTCCATTTCATTGTCTTCTAGAAGGTCTTTTTCGATTCCTGTGCCAGCGACTCGAAGACCATGTTTAATCCACTCTTGTACAAACTCACTAGGAGCAACCTTAACTCCTAACATGAGTAGTTGAAACGAGAGCCAAAACCTAAACTTATCTATCATTACATGCTCCTTTAGTAAAGCTTATAGTTAATTATAACGTTTTTATCACTTGTTGTCAAGAGCAGTTTATACACATGCTCAGGTGTTTTAGAGTTTAGGTTAAATAGTCCTCAAGGGCGTGGTAACCCCCGATGTAAGTGCTACCAAGGAACACTTGAGGTACTGTTTTCTTGTCTGCCATACCAAGCAGTTTAGCAAGGTAAGGCTCATCTTCAATGTAAAGAAGCTCGTACTGCTCTTCCTTAGCCTTAAGAAGCTCTTCTGCTTTGTAGCAAAAAGAACAGTTCTGTTTACTGATTATCGTGTACTTGTCCATTAAATGTCTACCAGTTCACATCCATCAGAACTACAAGCAAGTGACTGCATTCCTGTCGTGTTGTCTTCAGCTTCATACTCAGCTAGTTTAGACCAGTCAATAGTCTTAGGCATTGTACTCAAAACCTCCTCGTATCGTTCCTTATCACACTCTTGGTAAGGTGCTTGCTGGTACGACCCACCATCGTAAGGCAGGAAGGACACGCCAGACATTTCATCAAAGTGCTTGTAAACAAAAGCACCAACATCCAACCACTCATCCTCTTTGACACTCACAGTGATCGAAGGCTTATGTTCACACCAATGACGCTGGTACATCAACCAAGTCTCAAGCTGTTCAATAGCTCCCATACCATGTCGTGTAATAGCACCTTCAGGAGCCTTAGTAGGGAAACTAAAGACTGTTGTCGTATCAGGCTTCATCACACAAGGTTCACTAGGCACACCCATGTCAATCATAAACTGTGTCAATGGGTCTTTGTTATCTCCTCGCACTGTTCGAATGTAATACTCAGAGTGTCTTGTGTGAATGCCAGAGGCACTATCAACGAGTTGTGACACAGTTCCTGAGGGCTTGACACAAGTAATAGCAGTAGAAGCAGGGATGCCAAGACGTACAGCCCAATCAGCATTAGTTCTAACAGCAACTTCCCGAAGATGTTCAAGAGTGTTCTCCAGTCCTTTGTTGGTTGTTGTCATCAATGGGTTGTCCATGATACCTGTGAGAGACACACCAAGGAGCCGCTCTTCTTCAGTGTTCTTCTGCCAGACCTTACGAAGGTATGGAAAGTTAGTGTAGGTACTCTGGATTGTACCCAAGATGGTAGCCAAGCGTACCTTCCGCTCTAGGTCTTCAACTGTGTCTGTAGCACGTACAACTACCTCCGTCAAATTACAGAACTGGTAGGGCCGAAGGATAATCTCGCTACAAGGGTTGGTACCAAACTCAAAGTTAGGATCACGACGACCATTCTTAGCTGCTTGCTTCTGAGAGGCTACTCGATTGAAAATACCACGCTCACCAGACTTACTTTCAATAAGGGAGGTCCACTCACGCATAAAGGTTTCTACATCAGGTTTCTCACTATAGCACACAGAGTTGTTAGCCAAAGCCCGTTGCCCTTGTGTCTCCCACCATTGACCAGACTTAGCATGGCGCATACGGTCATCAGACAGGTTACTTAGAGAGATCATAGCAGAGCGTCGTACGCCACCAACCACGACAACCTCACCGATCTTACACATGATATCGTGACACTCTACAGAGTTCAACTTACGGCCAACAGCGCCTCGGAACTTGTCGATAGTAAACCGAAAGAGGTCAACCAAAGGAGCAGGACCAGAAGCACGACCACCAAAGGTCTTAAGCTTAGCACCAGCAGGTCGAACCTTAGACACATCCCACTTAGGTACCTCACCAGCCCAGAGAAGGCTCAGGAGTTGGCGATAGGCTTTAGCCCAACCTTCCTTGCTGTCCTTCACTACAACCGTTGTATCGCTATCGTAGAGAGTGTCAGGTACCTCTGGCAGTTTGTTGATGTACTGTCGCTCTACAGAGAACCCTACACCTGTGCCACACAAGAGAATGAACATAGCCTCATCGAAGGACTTAGGGTCATCTACAGGAAGATAAC